TAGTTCTGAATGGGGCTATTGTTATTCAGTAATGTCAAATCAAGTAAAAATTCAGAGTATCCTGACATATTTACGACATATTCTTCACTTTGTTCGTTTGAGGAATATACCTTATTTATTATCTGCTCACCCGAAAGAGTTTTGAGTGACACTCTTACTTGTTTTCCATTAAGTGAAGTCCCTTCCCATCCTATACTAATCGCATTACCTAATTTCAATACAATTATACTTTGGAGTTCAATTGGAGAGTCATTGGGTATTTCTGGCTCTGGCGATGAGGGTATTCCATTTATTGATAGTGTGAAATAGTCACCACAAGATATGAGTATGGTTTTCTTGCTAAGGAAAGTATTTTTTCTTGGTGACTCCACCTTTGACAAATCATCATTTCCAATTCCGAGCTGACCGTCTTGATTTCTTCCCCAACAATAAACGTCACCATTGGAGAGAATGGCAAAAGTATGATAAGCACCAGCGGAAATTTTTTCTACACCATTTAAATTAACTTTTACTGGACTTTCTTGTATGTTGTCATTCCCCAACCCCAACTGACCATAATTGTTCTGTCCCCAAACATATAGTTCTCCATTTGAGTTTACAGCTAGGCAATAGTGATAACCAGAAGTTACATTTACCCAATTGTTTTTCATACCAACTTTAGTTGGGATTGGAGTAGCACTAAAAGATTTTTTACCAGTTCCCATCTGACCATAATTGTTTCTTCCCCAAGTATAAATTTCTCCATTCTTGGTGAGTCCTATAGCATGAAATTCTCCACCAGAAATCTTTACCCAATCTCTGTTACCCTGAGTCAATGCTGGAACTCTAGAGTTACTTTTGTTTCCTGTTCCCAATTGACCGTTGTTGTTCTGCCCCCAAGAATAAAGTTTAAAATTGGAATCAATAGCATAACTCTGATTTCCTGAAGCAAAAATATATTTCCAGTCATTTTTGTTTGTTATTTTTTGAGGAACACTGTTGTTTCTTATTGAGTTGTCACCCAATTGTCCGTATAGATTTCTCCCCCAAGCATAGATTTCACCATCTTCTGCGAGAGCAACAGTATGCGAAGTTCCACATGAAACCATCTTCCATCTTTTGTTTGGGTAGGTAATCATAGTTGGAACTGTTCTTTGCCTTCCATCTCCAGTTCCCAGCTCTCCATAAGAATTGTTTCCCCATGTATAAAGATTTCCATTCTTGTCTATTGCCCCAACGTGTCCGCTACCAGAACTAATCTGTGTCCATATACTTTCACTCAAAGTAATTGTTGGTGTGACCAATTGCTCTCTGCTATCATTGCCATACTGTCCTCTGGAGTTTCTTCCCCAAGCCATCACATAACCACTGTCTGTGTTTATTGGAATTGAAGGACCGGATGAAGCTAATCCTATCAGGGGGTCAATACTATTTTGATTTACAACCAGTAATTGTGTGAAATTCAATGTTCTATTGTTTTCTACGATATTCACCAACCCAAAATCTATTTGAGGGTTTTGTTCCTGAGTTGGTATCTGTTCTTTTGGAAGTTGAACTACCACATATTTCATTTCCCCAATAACTATCGTCCCGACGCGAACAGATGAAGTATTGTTTGGCGCAATGATGATATCTACTTGCGAATTGCCCCTTCTTGTAATTGTATTGTAGTTTTCTATTATTATCCAAGGAGTAGCAGTGTTTATTTCCCAAACACAATCAGGTTTGGTTGTTTCAACCGAAAAGGAATCTGAACCACCATTGCTTTGAACGACACTGAACGATTTGGAAATTTCTTTTATGTGGCAGGGAGATTCTGGAACAATGATGGTTTTTTCTTTTGGTGGTTGAATGACAACATGAGTTTGATTTGATGTGCTGATTTTCCCAATACGAACATTGTCTGTTTCATTTTCGGATACGGTATAAGTGATGTTTGAAGAACCTTGTCTATTTCTAGAACCCGAAATGGATATCCAATTTGAATCAGTGATAATTTCCCACGAACAATCGGATTTGTTGAGGGACACGGTGTATGTTCCAGAACCTCCTGTCGTTGGAAACAATTTATACGATTCACTCAATGAAGTTGAATAACAAGGTATTTCTATTGATGGGGGTGGTGGCTGTTCTTGATTTTTAGCCTTTTGAACCACTGTGAAATTTTGAGAACCTACAGTTATGTTTCCAGTTCTGGTTTCACTGGTTTCATTTTCAGATATTGTGTATTGTATCGTTGAATCACCAGTTCTACTTGTTTCTCCACTAATAGTTATCCAAGGAACATTTTTACTTACATTCCAAATACAATCATTTCTGCTACTATTAACAGAGAATGTTCCCGATGATGCTAGATATTCAAATAATTTTGATGGAGAACTTATTGAAGCTGTATAACAAGGAATTTGTGTCGTTGGTGGTGGTGGAGTATCTCCACTACCATCTCCTCCCGACACAGCATTTTCTCCAATTTCGGATGACAAAGTAAAGTAGAACTGGTCATAGAGAATGACTTCTCCATCTCCGTTTCCGTTTATGCGAACAACAGCTCTGGTGTTTGAACCTATTTTTTCTCTTGGAAGTAGAACGTATTCCGTGTCTTTGTTGAAGTTGGCAACCAACTCCATTTCCTTGTTCGTAAGCTCTGAATCACCCAACCATATTTCACCAAACCAATTTTGGTCCCAAACCAAATCAGGACTTGAGGGCCCCTTTATCTTTGGGAAAATTGCTATTGTTGCTTCGGACAAATCCAACCGAAAGGGGTATGGTGGCCAATACTGGTCAAATGTGAATGTTATTACTTTTTCAAAATCGTTGGAATCGTTTTTCTTTCTCGTCAATTGTATTTCATCAAACATCGGATTCCATACTTGTTGTTGACTCATAGTTTTCTCACTCAAAAATGAAACAGCTAAAACAGCGCAAACTAAAAACTTCATCATATATTCACTTCTCCTGTTTTACTTTAATTTCAGTAGATATTTGGTCCTATTCATTTCTGCGATTACTTCGTCGCGAATGTTCAACAAATCCGTGTCGGTTTCTTCGAGGCCTTCCGTGACTTCCTTTTGAAAATATTCTATTCCTATATCCAAGAATTTTCTTGAGTATTCTTCGGAATAATTTTGTATCTCTAGTGTGAAAGATTCCTTAGCAAGAATAGTTCCTTTTTTGCCCATGTATACTTCAATGAATTGGTCAAAGAGTCCATCCAAGGAATCATAAAGTTTTCCAAATGCTTTGTGTTCTGCGTATGAACGAGTTTGCCAATGAAAAACCTTTATCTGCGATTGAAACATTAGAAAGTTTGTTATGAGGTTCATACTTTTTCTCCCATTCAAGTATTTATGCAATAAAAAAACCCCGAACTTGGAGTTCGGGGTGTTCTTTCCTATTACTAGGAAATTAGACCAAAGACGAATCTCTGGTGGGGGTTATAATATCAGAATGAAATGGTCATTTGAGTGGTGAAAAGAACCTGACCATCTCTTGAAGTGTTGGACCATCCGGTTTGGTCAGTCACCCAATTTGAATCAATTCCATTGAATGAATAACCAATCTCATTTGTCCAACGGACATTGGAAGCGAAGTAATGATTCAATCCAAGCGAGAGGATTGAAAGCATGTCACCGTTTCCAGTGAATTCTCCTCCTTGATACTGAACGAAAGCAACATTCTGTGCATCAAGAATATACCCGACTTGTCCGAGGACACCCCATCCATCACCATTTACATCATCACTTCTTCCAGTATAAGAAACATAAGCAGCGATGTTGTCGGTGAAAGTCATTCTTCCATCAACAGTCCACGAAAGACTTTGACCACCACTTGAAATGCTGTTGTATGCAATTGCAGCACCCAAGTTCATTCTTGGATCCAAGTCCCAATCAACACGACCGACAAGACCCCAAGTGTCGGTATCAAATGGGTCTACATTTGGTGTTTCAAATCCATTGGTGTAAGCAAACTTGAAATCGAAATCACCAAATTCTCTTGAAACTTGAACACCTTCAGAACGACCTTGACCGAAAGTGTATGCGATCAGTGAGTAGTCGTTTCCGAGAAGTTGTGGTTCATCCACCAAAACTTCTTGCATGAATGCAGTGCGGAATCTACCAGCACGGAGTCCAAAACTGTCGATCTTTCCATCAACATACGCATCACGAAGTTCAAAGGATGAATCGGGAACCCATTCACCACTGAGAACAAAGGACCAATCTTCGGCGAGTTCACCCTCTACGCCGATGACTGCCTTTCTTACGTCAAATCCTTGACGAGTGCCAGTTGGAGAGATGTTGTCATACATCCAACGAAACTGAGCAAAACCAAAGAGCTTCACCTTGGACTCCATCATGGAGGTTTGAATTTCAGCATGCTCAATTGCTTCCTGAGCAATTGCCTGCTGTTGTGCAACTCTCTCCTCATCTTGCCAGTTTGCAAGAGCACTTGAGGAAGCAAGTGCAGCTAAAGTAATTCCACACAAAATCGTCTTACGCATATTTTTCTCCTTTGAAAAATAGTAAAGATAAGGTTATTTAGACATTCTACATAGTCCGAATAACCATGTCAAGTGTTTTTTAGGAGGTTATGTCCACCACTTCACAAGAGTTTGCACTGCAAGAGAAGGTTTGACTGCCCGAAGTGTTGTCTTCTTTTTCATATTGTGACAACTCCGACCAATCTATATTTGCAGGCATTTTCTTGAGAAGTTCTTCATACTCCTCTTTTGTGCAATCTTGATAAGGAGCCTGACGATAGGTATGGTCTGAAAATGGTAGGAATGAAACTCCTGACATCTCATCAAAATTCTTCCATACCCATGCTCCAACTTCCATCCATTCACTTTCCTTTACAGTGATAGTCACGGATGGTTTGTGATCGCACCAATGTTTTTGATAGAACAACCAAAGTTCAAGTTGCTCAACTGCTGTCATGTCGGTTCTGAAAATTGCCTTGTCTGGTGACTTCACGGGGAATGAGAATACCATTGTGTGATTTGGTTTCATTACACATGGTTCAGCAGGAAATCCTCTTTCTTGCATGAACTTGCAAAGTGGGTCTTTCACATCAGCACGAATTGTGCGAATGTAATAAGGATTGTGTCTAGCGTGAATTCCAGAAGCAGAATCAACCAATTGTGAAACTGTTCCAGAAGGCTTTATGCAAGTGATTGCTGCTGAAGGATTTATCTTCAACTTTCTAGCAAACTCTTCATTGACTTCAACGCAAACTTGACGAAGTTCTGAAAGAACCTTCTCTAGCTTTTCCTTGTTCTTTCCAGTCATAAGAGCGTTGTCAAGAATTCCTGTGAGTGAAACTCCCAGAAGCCTTTCATCATCACAATTTGTTCTCCATTCACTGGAGATATATTTGAAATTTGTGAGTGTTGATTGGAATGTTCCTAGAATCGTAGCGACACGAACTTTTTCCTTTAGAGTTTCTGCTGTGTCGTCTTCACGAACTACGATTTCGGTAAGATTGCAGAACTCTCTATCGCGAAGAACGATTTCTGAACATGGATTTGTTCCGAAGTCAAAATCGGGATCTCTTTGACGATACTTTTCTCCACGGAATTCACCAGCGCGAATGCACTGTTTCTTTGCTGCATCGCGATTGAAGATTCCTCTTTCTCCACTCTTTGATTTGTAAAGAGAAATCCATTCATCCATGAATGTTCCGATTTCTGGCCTTTCTCTATAGACCACAGAGTTGTTTGCAAGAGCTCTTTGGGCATTTGCTTCCCACCACGCTCCACTCTTTGCGTCTCTCATTCTCTCATCTGTAAGAGAAGAAAGAGAAATCAGAGCTGAACGACGAACGCCCCCAACTACTACAATCTCAGCAATCTTGCAGACGATATCGTGACATTCGACGGATGTAAGCTTTCTACCGGCAGCTTTACGAAAAGTTTCAATTGTGAAGCGGAACAGATCATCCAATGGTTCGGGTCCAGACGCTCTACCACCAAAGGTTTTAAGTCTTGTTCCCGCAGGACGAACTTTCGATAAGTCCCATTTTGGTATCTGACCACCAACAAGAAGTGAGAGGAGCTCTTTGAATGCTCTTGCCCATCCTGTCTTGGAGTCCTGAACAACGATGGTAGTATCGCTTTCAGTGAATTCTTCAGATATGGTAGGAAGTTTAGCAACCGATTCCCTTTCTACACTAAAACCTACACCTGTTCCATTCATGAGAATGTAAAGAATTTCATCAAAAGCACGCAACCTATTGCAGTTGACATAAGCGCAATTGTAACCAGCAACATTTTCTCTCTTGAGAGCTTCACCTGAAGTCATCAATGCCCTCATGGAAGGCATCACATTCAAGTTCAAAATATTAGTGCGAATTTCTTCGCGAAGTTTTTTGTCAAGTTTATACTTGTTGTTTTCTAAAAGATGTTCTTCAAAAAAGTTCAAGTAACGATCAACAGTCTCTTCCCAAGTTTCTCTCCTGCCCTCCTCTGGCAACCACCGCGAGTATCTTGATAAATGAATAAAGGACTGATAAAGAGTTGGGAGTTCAACCATTTCACATTCTCCTTTTGTGTTTTCTTCCGTAACAGTATAGTGTTATTTAGGAAGAAGGCGAGCCAAAAGGTGAGAAAACTCCCGAATAATTCTTGTTGGTTTTTTCCGCTGAAGTCACCAAAGGTGGTTCTTGTGGAAAGACTATCAAGTTTGGATTTGCATGTTGAGTAGTTATATCACGAAGTTGTTGACGATAAACTGCCCATTGATTTTTATTAAAAATCGGTGCGTCCAATGTCATCACCCAATCACTTTGTTTGAGAAGTGAGTCTCTTTGTGAGCGAATATTCTGAAGAGCAGATTCTTTTTCTGCTTCTGCAATTGAATCCAGTTCTTCCTGTGGAATATCTTCAACCAAGTAATTTGTAACCCAACCACCTGTTTCGGAATCGTATGTTGATTCTAAGTTGGTTTTTCTTTGTGTTTGTGTGTCAAAAGTTGGTGGGTTGTCTGACAGAGGAAAAACATTAAAACTAGCAAGAAATGAGTTGTCGGGAAATTTTCCCCATGTCACGTTCTTGAAGTTTCTTTTCATATAAGACGGATATGTTATTCTATCCGCGATGAGATTTCCCTGAATTCCACCATCGGTTCTTACATACATTAGGTTATTTCCTTATCAGACGGTTGTTGGAAAGCTAATCTTGATAACCATATCTCCCG